TTTTCAGCATTTGCAGAAGGTGTGAGTTTATACTCTGCTTTCGCTGTGCTATACAGTTTTCAGCTTCGTAATTTATTAAAAGGAATAGGACAGCAAATGAAATGGAGTGTTAGAGATGAATCTCTACACAGTAAAATGGGATGTAAATTGTTTAGACAAATGTGTCATGAGACACCTAATTTAAAAAAAGACGTGGAGAAAAAGATTTTAGATGCAGCTACGATATGTATTGAATTAGAAGAAAAGTATATAGACAAGATGTTTGAAATGGGTGATTTAGAAAACCTTACATCTTATGACTTAAAACAATTTA